TCCCAATTGACTCCTTGGGAAGAGGGTTTTATTGACGATATGACGCTCTTAGTAGATTCACGTGAAGATGTTGCGTATCTACCCCCAGGGGCACGCGAAAAGATCAGCGAGATCTACGACACTAGAGTTAGGGGACTAGGGAGCTAGGGAGCTAGGGAGCTAAGATGACACAAATACCAATAAAGAATACTACTAACACCTCCCCACCGGTGCGTCTGGAAGCGCGGCGAGAAATAGATGATGGGAGCGCTGTACAAAAGTATTACAGTGAAAATGGTGAGATGTGTTATACTTGTAAGTTTTATGTATCCGAACCTGATATAAACTTTTATGGGTGCAAGATCCTTATGGGTGATTACCCTTTAGATCTTGCACCTTGCACCACCTAGAGCATAGTTAAACTCCACACAATGAATATGATTGTTGCCGTTGTAAATACAACCAAAAAACGTCCTAACGAACGTGCACGCGATAAGTTAGTGACACCTACTAAAGTGACACCTTCAACAAACAAGTTGGTTGCAGCGTGGCCTAGGAGTCTAATGGCAGTTAAGAATCGAATCCCCGGATGCAATCCGCGCATCTCGTGCTTGATTTGATCAGGGGTCCTCGATGCAGGAGCACCGTCAGTGTCTCCAAAGATACCCCCAAGTATTGCTACAAATACTAGTGGGATTAAGAACAAAACCGCAATTAATAATGGATGCATAACATACTCCTTTTATTTCATGATTTCGTAGTGGGGACCGTCAAAGAAGGATTTGTAATGTCCTCCCCAACGTAGTGGGATCTTCTTAGCAGCTGCTACACCTAACACGAAGTTAGCAAAAGCATGTAGTTCACGCCACTCAGCAAGTTGAACCTCTAACGTGTTAATATCAATTAAACCTCGTGTGAACTTTTGTAGAAGCACCTTAGGATTTTGTGCCCATCTTATATGTGGGGCTTCCTTATAGTAAGGCATCACATCAACAGCTAGTGATGGTTCTTTGTTGTGATTGGATTTAGGCCAAGCTACACCATGACCCTCTTTGAACGCCTTTGTTTGCAGCTCCTTACTTCTATGTCCTATAAGGATCTTACAATCCTTATGTTGGATGACACAGTTAAAAACCTCTTGTAAAGGTTCAACACAAGTGTCAAGTTGACGTTGCGACTCTTTACTAAACTTAAAAGATGTTTTCATGGTCCATACCTCCTCATAATGATATTCTCAAGTGCCCATATTGCCCGACTCCCCATGTGAGCAGAAATACCGACCATAACAGCGTTCAGTGGTGCAGCTATATCTGCATACTCGCAAAGCCAATAGGTCAACAGACCGACAAACCCTGATGTTGCAATCTCTCCAATAAACTCCATTAGGCTAAATCGCAATCCTGACCGAAGTTTATACAGATAACTCACTGATCCAGCCCAAACACTTAATGCGATAACCCATACATAGGTTAGTAGAGAATAATTTAGCGGGTCTTTCTCTGGCATTATTGGCTCCGTTGTTCGGTTAGTTCAGGGTCAACAGGATTACGGTACTGCCCCCATTTCACTGGTAAAGTTTGGGTATGTTGAAACCATGGGCGCATAAATTTTACCACCAACCAGTACAAGTGCGCCCGAATATGATCGTGCTTCACATCACGGATATACCGCTTTAATTCTTTATCAGCTTCCGGAACAGGAACAATCTCATATCGGCGCAAGAAATCATGCAAAGCACAGCCAATATAGTATTCTTTAGCTTTCATGATACCTTTGATATATTTAAATATCCCTGGAAATGTGCAGCCATCCGTTTGGAATCCTGCCGGGATAATCCATTGACCTATTTGTGTATCCTGTTGAAATATCATCATTCAGTCCAGAGTTAGTAGGAAATCTACTCCACTAAAATTCACCGTGACTGGGTTGCCAGCGTCATCATAGACTTTGTATGTGAAAGAAATTGTAGTAAATGTTTGTGGTGATACAAACACCGATTTACCTGTTGCGGAGCTTGTAAATGCGCTTAAGTGCATTCTATAGGCAGCGGAACCTAGATTATGCGTTACCGTATATACCCCACTGACAGGACCAGAAGCTGCCCAACCGGAAGGCCCATCGCTTATTACTCCAGAAGCACTTACATGGCCTTCATAAATACCAGCATCTTCGCGCCTTCCTCGAAGTGTTGGTTCCTTTATGGGAACTCCGTCATAGAAAAGACCCGTCGCTTGAAGATCAAGGGTTTTTGAGGTTGGAATGCCTTTGAAAATTTGAGTGTAAGCACCACCAGCAGGTCTTACCCACATAGCAAGTTCTGCCGCATGAAACTGAATAGCATAGGACGGTTGCGATGCTATGATCTGATTACCCGCACCATCATCATTAAAACGAATCTGAAAATCGTTATTCGTCACCGCATACGCGATGAGGTTCAGATTGCTCCCGGCAGGATGAATATCAAACCCGGCATCGAGGGATTGGAGTGCGGTGAAGGTGTTAGCTAATTCTTTCTCAGGAATCGTATTCCCAGCCGTTACTTCCGCCAGGATTGCCTGAACCTTCAACAGGAGCGCATTCAACTGGGTACGAGCGAGGGACGGATCATCATTGCCCTGATCCATTTCAGTGTTCGTTAGATCGTCATTTGGCCACGTCATATCATAACCCCTTTATGTTAGCGTCGATCACTGGGTAAGCCAGTGTCGTACCGTTCCAGATTTTTACCCAAGGACCAAGAGAAGGGTTTTTATCAATTAGTTCCCATGTATATCCTGATCCTACACTTTGTAATGCTAACTGTACAGTACCTATAAGTGAGAAGGTTTTAGTTAAGGGTAACCTTATACCTCCACCAGCTTCTACGGGCAATGTTGAGGTGTCCAAATCTTGAATATCATCCTCAATAGTATCAGCACTGAATATAGTCAACATTGATGTTAAGCCAGTTACTGGTGGTGTTGTAACAGTTACACGTATCTGTGAATACCTTGAAGTTACTACATCACCGGCAACAGTATAAGAAGTCCAGGTACCATCGATAGGTAATACGTTACCATGACGCTCTTCGATCAATAGTGTACCCGAAGCGACAGAAACTGTAGTTAAGGGTGTATAAGCTACTATAGCACCCATATCAGCGGTAAGGTGTTCATAAATTAAAGGACTACTGGGATTCATATTCCATGAAGTCCACGCATCCCATGTTGCTGGTAGAGTATCCCAAGTGTCTGCAGAGGTAGGTACAAGATCATCTAACTCATTAACCCAACAATTAGTTTTTGTTCCTGGCCAACCTGCAGAGCGTGCATCATCAACAACCAAGGCGTTTTTGATACGTGGATCGCCAAGAGAACTGTTAATGAATAGAGGGTTCGCGGACTCACGACCCCCAGTATCAACAGCTACTATGGCTATTTGATAATTACCTTTTGCCAACAGGTTGCTCTCGAATGGCGCGGTCTGCAACAATCCTTCTGTATTCAATAAAGTCATGTTGGTAGCCCAATCCGCCCCCGTAGTACCAAGACGATACTTAATACGAAACCCTGCAATATCTAATGGTGGTGTATCTAACGTCCAAGTATATTCTCGTGTACCATCTGGTTGCCTTTGCACAAGAAAAGTAGTTACATCTGGTGGCGGCGAAGTCTTACCTATAACAGTTTCAGTGGATATGGCAGACCACACACTAACAGTGGTATCAAGGTAACGATAACGTGCACGTATATCGTAGATATTTGTTTCGGCTACATCTGTTATTACAGCTGAAGTAGTATCACCTAAAAGTGGGGGTAATGTAATCCAGTCAGAATCGGAAGTTAATTTATATTGTACTTCCAGATACTGAACATCTACGCGATTGTTAGCGAAAGCAAAGGCTACAATCATAGCAGCTTGTAACGTACCGTCCTGAGCTCTTATTAATGCCGACTCATCAGAAACAATACCGGATATTATAGGTACAGCAGCACCTGCAGGTAACGATATATACGTTTGATGAGCTGGAATTGTACCTGTATCTGCTGTTTGTATACCGGGAGCCATATCGAAACATTTTAAGGTTGCTGACAGATTCTTACCTGGAACTATATCGGCGACCACAAGATCTAGGGTTTCTAAACCAGAAACACCGAATAAGACTAAATCACCTACCTTTGCTTCACTGGTAGTAGGTTTAGTACCAGTAAAGGTAAGAGTTAACTGTTCGCCTAAGACACTCTGTACTGTAAATACTTTTGTTGACCCATCATCAGTACGAATTCGACACCCATAAGCTGTTACACCATCCATCGACATAGCGTCTTCAAGTGTGATAGTATTTACGTTACTTCCAGAAGTAGTAAGAGACTTTATCCTAGAGGAACCTAAGCCTACTAATATGGATTGTTGTTGGAAAGCTATCATAGCCCCCGGAGTTACAGGTAAAAACTCCACATCCATATTAAATGAATATGTTTCAGGACGTAAACGGGCTACTGCCAAATGGTATCGACCATCAGCCCATACCTGATCAGGATTTGTAACGCCTGCAAGTTCTAGGGTTTCGAACTTAGTGGCATTCGAAACATTATAACCGTCATCGTAAACTACACGTTCATCGTTTTTATAGCCTTGTTGTTCGTTAATGAAACGTACACGAAATCCGTGTACCAGTTCGGGATACAACTTAACTGCAGCGAAACCCCAAGAATTCTGTTCACTAACAACTTGTGCGTATGTTGTCTGTGCTATATCACGTACTACGGTCCATACGCCATTAATCTGAGCGCGACGCGCACGACCTGCGGCTGCGATATCTTGTAAGGTGTCCATCACAGTACTATTAAAATCCCTGTACATATTAAACGTACGTGATTTGGATACACATTCAACATGCCAAGCTTGTAGTTCGATTAAATTAACGCGCGAATCAGTTACAGGACGCGCCATTGCATTACCTTGTAAGACTCCCCGGTATAATGATGCTGGGTTATTAGTCTCACGTGTAATCCAAGTGCTAGAACCTGCATCCCAATCAGGCAAGATACTTGAGGCGATGCAATTAAAATTATCAACAGCTCCGCTAAGTTGATCTGTAGCTTTTATACGTAATGAGATAAGTGCTGCATCAGGATGTACTACTGGGTTCTCATTAGTAATAGACCTAAAAGAAGCTATGAAGACGTCATCTTGATGTACCTGATCGTTAGTTGTTGTAGGATCAACATCGTTAGATGTACGTGTAATACGTATAGTATATTGATCACGTGTAGGAAACACATGTCTAAACCCCTTACGTATCGCCTTGGCAGACTGTCCAGTAAGTTGTATTGAACCAATTGAAACATAACTGGTATCAGATTCAGTAGCTAACTTCCTTTCAAATGTTACAGTAACTGCAATAGTTTTTTTATCACCTGAGTGATCAATTCTTAACAAACCTCCAGGTGCTGCTATATCGGTGGAAAACTCATCCGAATTGAGTGAAGTTGTTTGTACATTAGGAGTAGCAGGACCTGTTAATTTAGTGTTAATTGTCAACTCATCCGTAGCAGCTGTGAATAATTTAATAGCTGTTACTGGATTACCATTCTGATCTTTATCAGTCGAACCT